GCCTGCGTCAAGTGTAATCAAAACAAAGGAAGCCATGACTGGTTAGAATGGTTTAGGGATAACTTTCCCCCAAACCCTATTCGAGAAAACTTAATACTACAGTGGATCAGATGATCCTCTAAGGCACCTAGAAGGCCCTACAAGGGGCCTTTAAATTATTTATGGTATAAACACTATGACAACTCCTGCAGAGGTACTCATTGACCAAACCGTTGAATTTTTAAAACAAGTAGAAGGTTTTGAACCTGTTGCTAGAACACCTAAAGGTATAAAAGGTGGTAAATCAACATATGGGTATGGATTTGAGTTTAAGAATGATAATAAAACTAGAGTAACAGACGGGGAGACAATAACAAGAGAAGAGGCAGAACCTATGTTAAGATACAAAGTTACTGAGCTTCACAATACATTTTCTGAAAGATATGAAAACTATAGAAATCTACCTTTAAACGTAAAATTAGGGGTATTGTCTTTTGGTTTTAATGCTGGTATAAATGTATTTGAAGATCCAAGTAATCAAACTTACTTACGTCCTGCATTAGATAGCGGTGATCCTACTAAACTAAAAGATGCTATAGGTCGTTTTGTTTATGGGCCAACACCTGAACAGGGAGCTATACTTAAATTACGTCGTATGAAAGAACGTGCTATCATGGATAATGAGGCTTACTTTGATGAGTTTTTATATAATCCATTTGATGACGGACGTAACCCTAGAGATGCTTCAAGAACAGTAGGCCCATGATTGACATTGAATCTCAATTAAAAAATGACTTTAGGTTCTTTTTGACTGCTATATGGACACACTTAAACCTACCAGCTCCTACAAGAGCACAACTATGTATTGCTGAATATTTACAACATGGCCCTAAAAGACTCCAAATACAAGCGTTTAGGGGTGTGGGTAAGTCTTGGATTACTGCTGCATTTGTTCTTTGGACTTTATTCATTGACCCTGATAGAAAAGTTATGGTGGTCTCTGCTTCTAAGGATAGAGCAGACTCATTCTCAATCTTCTGTCAAAGACTAATCCTAGAGGTGCCTTGGTTGGCACACCTAAAACCCAAAAACGACGACCAAAGATGGTCACGTATATCGTTTGATGTGGGGCCAGCAGCCCCTCACCAAGCACCTAGCGTTAAGTCTGTAGGTATTACTGGTCAGTTGACTGGTAGCCGTGCAGACCTAATGGTACTAGATGATGTAGAAGTACCTAATAACTCCATGACGGAGCTCCAACGGGGTAAACTGTTACAGCTAGTCACAGAATGTGAATCTATACTTACACCTAAGAAAGACTCACGTATTATGTTTCTAGGCACACCACAGACTACCTTTACTATCTACAACAAACTAAGAGAAAGAAGCTATAGACCGTTTGTGTGGCCCGCAAGGTACCCACGTAAGGTTGCAATGTATGATGGTTTGTTAGCACCCCAGCTAGCAGATGACCTAGATACAGATGACTTGGCGTGGAAACCTACAGACACCAGATTTAAGGAGGAGGATTTGCTAGAACGTGAGTCTTCTATGGGTAGGTCAAACTTTATGCTGCAGTTTATGTTAGACACTACACTGTCAGACAGAGAAAAGTTCCCACTTAAATTTGCAGACCTAATAGTTAATCCTATTAACCCTACACATGGCCCCGAAAACATTATTTGGTGCTCAGACCCTGATAACATTCTTAAAGATCTGCCTTGCGTTGGTCTTCCTGGGGATTATTATTACAAACCTATGCAAGTACAAGGGGAGTGGACTGAGTATTCCGAAACCATCTGCAGCGTCGATCCCAGCGGACGAGGTGCTGATGAGACAACCGCATGTTTTCTTAGCCAACTTAACGGTATAATATACCTACATGAAGTGTTTGCAACCAAAGACGGATATAGTGATAAAACTTTACTAACAATACTTAAGAAATGTAAGAAATATGGCGTGTCTACGCTGCTCATCGAGAGCAACTTTGGCGATGGTATTGTATCAGAGCTATTTAGAAAACATTGTCAAACGACAAAGACAAACATTAACATAGAGGAGACTAGAGCTAATGTCCGTAAAGAAGACCGTATTATTGACGCTCTCGAGCCTGTCTTTAATCAGCATAGGCTTGTGGTTGATCCAGCCGTCATTGAATGGGATTATGCTTCAAATGCTGATGAGGCGTCTGAAAATAGACACCAATATATGTTGGCTTACCAAATTAGCAGGATGTGCAGAGAAAAAGGTGCCGTTAGACACGATGATAGAATTGACTCCCTTGCCCAAGGAGTTAAATGGTTTACAGATGCCCTTGCCCTCTCAGCTGAAGTAGAGATACAAGACAGAAAAGACAACGAGTGGTTAGACCATCTAGAGGCTTGGATGGATGATCCTCAAAGCGAAGCTAACCATCTTGTGATGGGGATGAGTTTAGACCAAAAAAGAGAAGCCCGTGGAATCTCCAAACACCAGTTGGAGAGCTGGATGTAGAGCAACGTTACCATAATACACGGGGAAGTGGTGCTCCTCGTGGGTGGAAACAGCGGTCAAGGGGGGGCATTAGCCCCTCCAGTCCCCCGATTGCTGGAGCCAACATCTACACCACCCTCTAAGGTACCTAGTGCAGTACGTGGGTGTCTTACAGGGGTGTCTAGATTTTGGTAAAAATTTTTATTCGGTATTCTACGTACGCACCCTGGCTGTGCCCCCCGATACCACCCTGCGTGACATTTGCTACATACGGTAAACCGTACTTGCCAGACTGCAGTTTTTTTGGTACCTCTCGGGGGTAGTACATATGTACCACTATCGTCATTGAGTATATATACCTATTGACGCCACCCCCGAAATGTGGTATGGGAACCGCTCCTGGGCTCTTGCGGGGATAATAAGTATAAATACCTATTGACTATTCTAGTTGGTGTATGCATCGGCATCTGTTACGCTATATCTTGATTTATTAACAAATTGTAGACATATTTAGGGGGTGCCCTATATTAATAGTATAAATACTCACTATTAGATTTGCTTATGAATTGAAGCCACGAAAACGCTATATATAGTGTAATACCTTTACAGCTAAAACATATAAGTTTTACTAATGTTATCGCATTTAGTATTAGGGAAACTTATGTATAATTTGTAACAGTACAAATGTACTAGCTAGTAAAAGTTTACAAATTGTAACAATAGTACAAATGTATTAGTACAATCTATACGGCGTTTATCCCATATGAGCCACCATCGCACCGACGTTGCCGAGCTCTAAAGTCAAATTATTTCAAAATGTAACGAACACTTGAAAATGATTTTATCTCGGTTATATTAGGTACATATCCAAAAGGAGGCCAACAACAACAAAAGTCAATTATTACTAAATGTAACAACAGATTGACAGCAAACTAGATACCGTATATTATAAAGGTATCAAACAAATAAGCCCAATAAAAAAGTCATCCGAAACCTCGAGGGGGGCCCGATGACGGAGTGAAGGGGAACATCTACGGATGGTACATAGCTAACACTGATACTCTTAGAGAGGTGTTACGGGTGGGCTGGATAGACCGAAAACCAGAAAGTACGGCTAATTTTATTACTTACCATAGTCTGTTGCTAGCCAACTAGCCAAATGTCAGCATTTGATAAAATACCTTGACAGACTATTTCATGCGGTCTATAGTTAGTTCAGGCGGGTGCAATTCCTACCAACCGCTCACATCCACCATCATCAAATCGTGTCTTATTCTCAACTATCACACAATGCACGTGAGATTGTTGCTAAGTTCACACTAGCCACCAGCCAAGAAGTTCAGCTCGGCTGTGACTGGTATCCCTCAGCACTCAAAATCTCCGCCCGCATTGGCGAAAAGTATGGGCTCTCGGCTCAGGTTGTTGCTGGCGTTATCTCTGCCCTATCACCTAACAACCGTTGGGAGCGTAACATCATCGACGCTGAGAACGTCATCAAGGCGTGGCGACATGGCGACGACGACGACGTGCTCGCAGTCAAAGTGTGTACGTATAAGCCAATGCTAGCCAAGGCCCTGCAGATTCTCAACTCAGCATCCTGCTACATTGTTGACATTCTCAACGGTCCCAAAATCACCGAGTTCTACAACTGCATCACCAACCCAGCCATGACTGACGTGTGCATCGACGGCCACGCCTACAGTGTGTGGTTCGGTCAACGTCTCACCATGAAAGAGGTGCCACCCATCGGCAAGAAGCTACGGGCTACCATCAAGCAAGACTATCGTGACGCCACCGCGTTCATCAACGAGGAGCTTTCCGAGCACTTCTACCCTGCGGACATCCAAGCTATCACATGGGTTACACACAAACGTATCTACAATGTATAGACAACTAACCTTCGAGCCATTACTAAATGGTGCCGTCATAGCTACTCCAGGAATCTTGGAAGATCCCGCTATGTCACTAACTATTTCCACTTTACACGAGAAAAACTATGACCTCTGCGAATCAGCCCACACCGACAGGTGGTTCTTCGACCCCGAGCAAGGCTTCTCACAAACGGAGACGCCCTACGCTTAAGGAGACACAAGCCAGCCAGCAGCTGCCACCCGAAGTATGGCAAGCCATCCAATACCTAGAATACAGACGCCTACGCCACAAACACCCACACGTATGAAAGTACTAATCGCCTGCGAGTTCAGCGGGGTAGTGCGTGAAGCCTTCACCAAGCGAGGCCATGACGCTACCAGCTGTGACTACCTAGCTTCCGAGCAACCATTCGGCAAGCACTACCAAGGTGATATGTTCCAGATCGCTTATGGTCACTGGGATCTTATCATCGCACACCCACCCTGCACAGATCTGGCAGTCTCAGGCTCTAAATACTGGGCCGAGAAAGTCAAGGACGGACGCCAAGGCCGAGCCATCGAGTTCGTCGAACGTATCTGGCAGCTACCTTGCCTCAGGATTTGTATTGAGAACCCTGTTGGTGCCTTGTCTACACGCAGTAAACTAGGCAAGCCAGCCCAATACATCCACCCCTACCAGTTCGGCCACCCCGAGGCCAAAAAGACTGGCCTATGGCTCAAGAATCTACCACCACTCATACCTACCAACGAGCTGGAGCTACCCGAGCGTGGCTACTGGGACAACCAAACACCCAGCGGTCAAAACAAGCTCGGCCCATCAGAAGATCGTTGGAAGCTACGTGCTGCAACGTATCAGGGCATAGCCGACGCAATGGCTAGCCAATGGGGTTGACGTTCTCCCAGATAGCTGCTATGCTATCTCTGAGGGCCTCACCCTCTGCTGTTTACCACACAACTATCATGCAACCAAAGAAACGCACTTCAACATGTGTCAAGTCCATCGACGTTGACCCTATCACTGGATCAG